CGCGTTCCTGCCCGGCGCGAACCTGACCGGCGCGGACCTTATCGACGCGAGCATGACTAGCGCAAACCTGTTTTGCGCGTCTCTGGTCGGCGCGACGTTGCGCCGCGCAAAACTGACCGACGCGAACCTGCGCTGGGCGAACCTGACCGACGCGAACCTGCGCTGGGCGAACCTGACCGACGCGGACCTGAGCAACGCGAACCTTCGCGGCGCGTATCTGGACGGCGCGGAACTGTTCGGCGCGGAACTGTTCGGCGCGGACCTGTTCGGCGCGGATCTTCGCAGCGCGGATCTTCGCAGCGCGGATTTGTCTGACGCAAACCTGACCGACGCTCTACTCGACGAGCGCACTAAGTTTTAGAAATGGCAAAAAGAAATAAGTATCTTCTTCGTCACGCTTGTTCTGCATGTAAAGCATCTGTCTACTTCTGCGAAGACCCAGCGTGCAGATGCTTCCATCACGCATTCGACACGTTCGATGAGTACGAACACGAGCGAACGAGCTGCAAAATCGAAGATGTGGTAGAGATTTTTACTAAGTGAAACTACTGTGCGGAAACCGCTGGTCTGCGCCAGTCCCGCACCCGGCACCATTTTTAACCGTTGTCATTAGGGGGCTCCTCTTGACCCAAATGAGTGGTAGCATTTGGCTGATGGGAAAAGATGAATAATGATGAGCCCCGCGTTGTCTACTCCGGGTTAGCGTTTGCCTATCATTAATCTTTTCCACTACCACATTTTTTATACGGGGATTAGCTCAGTCTGGTAGAGTGTTCGCTTTGGGAGCGAAAGGTCGTAGGTTCAACTCCTACATCCCCGACCATTTTTATAGGAGTCTTTATGTCTTTGAGTAAAGAGAACAAAGCTACTCGAAAACTGCTTCGTGATCTTGTTCAACACGCAGAGTGGTTAGGGCATGTTCCTTATTTTCCGATCAAGGTAGTCTTCAAGCCTGAAAAGCAAATGGATGATTGCTACGCGACAACGGAGTTGAAAGGCAAGGGATCTAAAAGATATATTGAAATTGCTTTCGATGAAGAATATTTGAAAACATCGCATGGGCGAGATTTGTGTAAAGTCAATATGATACACGAACTTGCCCATGCTCTTACATGGTCAAACAACACCAGAGTAGAAGAAGCTCGCACGATGAAGTATGGTACACATGGTCCCGAGTTTGGTATTGTGTATGCTCAACTCTGGGAAGATTTGATCGAAGGTCGCCCGGAGGAACACGAAGATTCTTGAACATTCTCATCTGCTAAATACTTTTGTGAGGCTGCGGGAGGTTTTGTTTGGGACGTAAAAACAGAAGACTCAAGATTAAGGAAGCCGAGTATTTACAGCTAGTGGAAGAGGAGACAAATTCTCTCATAAGAAGAAAGCAAAAAGAGGTGATTATAACACCTCGAAATCTGAAGCAAAGATATTTAATCAGTCTTTTGGAGAATCCAAATAAACATATTAATTTTGCTATAGGACCGGCAGGTACGGGAAAGACTCTTATCGCCACACTATACGCAATCAAAAGTCTTAGAGAAGGTTTAGTAAGAAAGATTGTAATCACAAGACCGGCAGTAAGTGTTGACGAGCAGCATGGATTTTTGCCGGGAACTTTAGTAGAAAAGATGGGTCCGTGGACGCGACCCATGTTTGATATTTTCGAGGAGTATTATTCAACAGGTCAGATTGAAAAAATGGTCAAGGACAATGTAATCGAAATTGCTCCGTTGGCATACATGCGAGGACGAACATTCAAGGATGCCATCATCATCGCAGACGAAATGCAAAATGCCACGGACAGTCAGATGAAAATGTTGTTGACAAGAATCGGTGACAATAGTAAAATAGTAGTCACCGGAGATTTGGAACAGTTTGATCGAGGATACCAACAAAATGGATTGAAGATGTTTATTGATCGGTTGGCTATTCGACATTCCAATATGATAGGAACCGTCGAGTTTACACCGGATGAAGTAGAACGCCATCCAGTTGTTTCCGAGGTCTTGGATATTTACTTGAACGCATAAAGGATTTATTTGTAATGTATATTTGTGATGATAACTTGACAAACTACGAGCCGCGAGGGGATTATTCTTCTCGCGGCATTTCTGTATCGCCGCTACTATCACGCCTAACATGCGGTGCTTCTCATGGTTGATTCGGTTACACACTTTTTCATTGACTCGCCTGCTCCTCTTATCATGGCATCGGTATTATATTTACTACAGACTGCCGCATATTTGAGACATGGTGAAGTTGGTTTGGCACTCGCATTTGGTTCATACGCTGTTGCGAATGTTGGTTTTGTTATTGATATTTTGAGGAGGCATTGGTAATGGGTCTTGGTCTTTTGAATTTTTACAAGTTGGATGAGAACGCAAGTATTCCTCAGTTCGCAACACAGGATTCCGCATGTTTTGATTTTCATGCGTGTCTGACACCGGGAAATAAAATCTCGTATCGAGATGAGTTCAACAACTTCTATCAAAACCATGAAGTGAAGGATGATTCTTCTTTCACAATCAATCCGCATCATCGTGCGTTGATTCCAACTGGATTGATTGCGGATATTCATTCGGGATATTCCGTTCGAGTTCATCCTCGATCTGGTTTGTCATTCAAGAGTGGCGTCGCACTTTGTAATCAAGAAGGTGTGATCGACGCTGATTATAAGGAAGAGATTTTTATTTCTGTGTATAATTTTTCTGGTATGCCGAAAACGATTATACATAATGAAAGGATTGCACAAGGCGAGCTTGTCGCAGTCGAAACATATTTGATTCGAGAAATTAATGTTCGACCGGAGAAAACCACAGAACGATCTTCTGGGTTCGGTTCGACAGGTTCGTAAATGGAGGTTTTGAAGTGAAACTTGAAGTAACTATGGAGGAGATGCGAAAGAAGAAAATCTTTGTCGGCACTCCAATGTATGGTGGGCAATGTCATGGTATGTACGCAAAGTCATGTAATGATCTTTCTGCGATGTGTGCCAGCATGGGAATCGAGCTTCGATTCTTTTATCTTTTCAATGAGAGTCTAATCACGCGAGCAAGGAATTATATTTGTGATGAGTTTCTTCGATCTGGATTTAGCCACTTGGTTTTTCTGGATAGTGATATTGGTTTCAACCCACACGATGTTCTTGCGATGGTAGCATTGGCAGCAGACGATTCTGATAAGGATATTGTCTGCGGTCCCTATCCGAAGAAGTGTATCGCATGGGAGCGAATCGCTGCTGCTGTTGAATATGGTATTCCGCCCGATGGAAACCCTGCTTCACTCGAACAGTATGTTGGTGACTTTGTGTTCAATCCAGTTGGCGGCGCTCAACGCATGGCAATCGGTGAACCCGTTGAAGTGCTAGAGGGTGGTACTGGATTCATGTGTATTCAGCGCAAGGTTCTTGAGAAGTATGCGACTGAGTACGAAGACATTGCTGCGTATCTTCCCGATCATAATCGTTCGGAACACTTCGATGGATCGCGTGAGATTACTGCGTTCTTTGATACCATCATTGATCCACAGTCTAAGCGTTATCTATCCGAAGACTACATGTTCTGTCAGTGGTCGCGAAAGATTGGTTTCAAGGTTTGGATGTGCCCGTGGATGCAGCTACAGCATATTGGATCTTATGTGTTTGCCGGAAATCTTCCAGCAATCGCACAGCTTCCAAATGCTTCGCACGGTGGCGTGATTGATCGTCCTGTTGCGAAGATGGCTGGATCTGGAAAGCCATTCCAAATCAAACCTCCGCAAGTAGAACCGCCGCAGCCGGTGATTCCGTTTCCGAAGGTAAGCGAAGAGCAGCTTGCGACTCGCGCCGAACGCAGACGAAAGGAAGCAGAGGAGCGTCGCAAGAAGAGAAAGGAAAAGAAACAGAGTAAAGCATAATGTGGAAATATGATGAAATAGATAATCTGAAAAAGGTCAAAGATTATATTGAAACAACATACTCATCTCATTATGTCGGAGGAAGCAATGACGGTATTCAAATACAAGATTTGTTGAACTCGATTGGCGTAGCAGAAAAATTCTGCCAAGGTAATGCGATGAAATATATTGCGAGGTACGGAAGAAAAAAAGGAAAAAACCCTATTGACTTATTGAAAGCAATCCATTATATTCTGTTACTAATGCATTTCAGCGAAAACAATTCTGGAGATAAACATAATGAAGATTAGTGAAGACACTCTTTCAATTCTTGGAAACTTCTCGACCATTCAAGGTTCGATCGTCGTTGACGCCGGATCGGTCATTTCCTCTGTTTCAGAGGATCGTTGTATTCTGGTCAAGGCAGTTGTTGACGAGACATTCCCAAAGAAGTTTGGGATTTATGATTTGAATGAGTTTTTGAACGCAAGCTCTCTTGTCGGAGACAGTCCTGTCTTTGAATTTGAGGATGATTTCGTATTCATTCTTTCGTCGGATTCGAGTAGGAGTATTCGTTACACTTATTCTGATCCAAGTCTTCTGTCGAGTTGTATTGCTCCAAAGGAGATGAATCTTCCTACCGAAGACTTTGTTAGATTCGATCTTTCTGGAGACAATATCAAGTCGATTAAGAAGTCGTCGGGAGTTTTGAATCTTCCTCACGTTGCGTTCAATACGAAGAGCGGTGGCATCTTTGCTTCCGTTTGTGACAAGTCGAGTAAGAGTAAGAACGAGTTTGATATTAGTATTCCTACGGAAGACTTTGACTCAAGCACGAACTTTACTTGTACGTTTGATGCAGACGTGTTGAAGTTGTATCCCGGTGATTATATTGTGACGGTATACAAAGCTGGCATCTGCCACTTTACTCACAAGACGATCGAGCTGGAATACTTCATCGCTCCTCAGAAAAACTACTCGTCTTTTAACTGACTAAATAGAACTGTTAGACGCTGAACCCCCAGACACCCTTCACGATCTTTATGGTCGTGGGGGGTGTTCTGCGTCGGAAATGGAAATGAAAAATGAATATGAATGATGATTTTGTTTGGTGTCAAAAGTATCGCCCGCGAACGATTGATGATTGTATTCTTCCTAAAGAACTGAAGAACACATTCAAAGAGTTTGTCAAGAACGGCGACACTCCCAATCTTCTTTTGTCTGGAACTTCTGGAACGGGGAAGACGACTGTTGCTCGCGCACTTTGTGAAGAACTTGGTGTTGATTATGTCATCATCAATGGTTCTGAGAGTGGAAACATTGATACACTTCGTAATGACATTCGCAACTTTGCTTCCGGTATTTCTTTCACGAGTACGGGAAAGCGAAAGATGGTCATTCTGGATGAGGCAGATTATTTGAATCCGTCTTCTACTCAACCTGCGCTTCGTGGGTTCATCGAAGAGTTTTCAAAGAATTGTGGATTTATTCTGACTTGTAATTTCAAGAATCGAATCATTGAACCGATTCATAGTCGGTGTAGTGTGATTGATTTTCGTTTTTCCAAGAAGGATAGCCCGAAGCTCGCTCTTCAGTTTTTGAAGCGTGTTGTCGATATTCTCAAGAAGGAAGATATTGAGTATAATGAGAAGGTTTTGGTTGAACTTATCACCAAGCACTTTCCCGATTTTCGACGAGTCCTGAATGAGCTTCAGCGATATTCTGTTTCCGGTGTAATTGATGCTGGCATTCTTACCAGCATCAGTGAAAAGTCAATCAAGGATTTGATGGGATTTCTCAAATCGAAGAACTGGAAAGATATGAGGAAGTGGGTTGTTCAGAATCTTGATTCTGATCCTACTCGTATCTTTCGTTTGATCTATGATGGTTTGTTTGATTCGTTGAAGTCACAGAGTATTCCTCGTGCGGTTATTCTGCTTGCGGATTATCAACACAAGGGAGCCTATGTTGCCGATGCTGAAATTAACATGGTTGCTTTTTTGACTGAACTTATGGTGGAGGGTGAATTCAAGTAATGAAGGAATATTTTAACATCGTTAAAAGGGATGAAGGATTCTACATTATTGATTTTGAAGGTGTGGTAGAATACTTGAAGCCTGTAGCCAATATTTTCGGTCCATTCAAGAAAAAGGATGGAGCCGAAAAGTTTATGAAACAGTTTCTTGAAGATGGCTATGAAGGTGAGGGTCTTTTGTTTCTTGGGAGTGATAATTAATGTATATTGTTCTTGGTATCGTTTGTTGGTTTGTTCTTTCTCTTGTCGTCGGCGCATACGTTGGTGGTCTTCTGAAAAACAATTCAGAGTATTACGAACCCGTTGATGACACGGAAGAGAGTGAAGAGGATTTGTTTAGCAGAGAAAAAAAGGGATACTGACAATGGCTAAACTTGGTGACTTTCTGACAGCAATCAATCTAAGTAAAAAGAACCTTATGGAAGATGATCCGCTCGCAGAAAAGGAATATCCTCCGTTTATTATCAATCGTACTTTGTCTTATTTTCAAGATACGGTGCTTTATGCTAACGAGATGAACCTTCGCAGTCAGCTTGATAACCGTCTACAAAACGACTATTTCCTAAATAGTGTTAGGAAAAAGAAACGATTTTCGAGATGGTTGAAGCCTGATAAAGATGAAGACATTGATGCAATCAAGGAGTATTATTCTTGCAGTAATGTAAAAGCACATGAGATTATAAAGGTTTTGACAGGTGAACAGCTATCTCTTATTCATAAAAAATTGGAAAGAGGTGGGATAAAAAATGGAAAGCGAGCAAAGAAGTGAAGATTTAATTTTACCAGTAGACCTAAACTCGTTGGTAGAGATTGACCTAAATGACGATGAAGACTTCCTGAAGATACGAGAAACACTTACTCGTATTGGAATCGCAAGTAGAAAAGAAAGAACTCTCTTTCAATCTTGTCACATTTTACACAAGCGCGGCAAATATTATATCGTTCATTTCAAAGAACTTTTCGCTTTGGATGGAAAGGTATCTACATTCAATGAAACGGATTTGGGTAGAAGAAATACCATTGTCAATCTTTTGGCAGAGTGGGGTTTGTTGAGTTTGGTAGATCCAAAGAAGAGTGTTGAACCTACAGTCTCACTAAGCCAAATCAAAATCATTTCACACAAAGAT